ATTGGATCAACTAATATTGCTCCAACACAATCAACTCCTAATCAACCAACAGTAGAAGCACCAGTTGATGTTGCTAAAAGTGCATTAAATGGAGCACAGATTGCATCACTTATTGATGTTGTTGCTAAAATTAAAGAAGGAATATTAACTCCTGATGCTGCATTGCAAGTATTACTAGCATCATTTCCAACAATTGATGAAATCCAAGCTCGTAAGATTGTAGGATTAAATTCAGCTCCTCAACAAATGTCATCTTGTAAGCATGTTGATACATTCTCAGATGATGAGATTGGATACTTTGCTCAATATGGTGAATCAGCACAAGAATATGAAATATTTGCTACTTTTCCAATTGCCTGGGATACTCCATCTGCTGATGTATTTACTAAACAAGACCAATTATTTGCAACCATTGGAGAGATATCAGCAGAACTAAATGACTTTGATAAGAATGTTTTAAAGATGTTAGGTGATGGTGAAGACTCTAATGGTATTGCTAAAGCTCTTAATACTAACATTGAAGAGATTGCTAAGTCAATGGCTAAGCTTATGAAATGGGAGGTGATTACAAAGGGAGAAGTAACTGATCTAGGAAAGCAATTAGTAAGAGAAGAAAATATTCCTATTGAAAGATTCGAAGTAAGATATGGTTATAGGACCAGATTAGATGTTCCTCCAGCAAAGAGTGGATCTAGACAATTTTGTGAAAGATTACTAGCTCTTAATAGGTTGTATACAAAAGATGAAATTAATAGTATATCAAATAGAGTTAATAGAGATGTTTGGAGATATAGAGGTGGATGGTATACAAATCCAGACACTGGTAAATCAACACCATGGTGTAGACATGAATGGATTCAGCAATTAGTTGTAAAAAGATAAGATATGAATTATTTACTTTCAGTGGAGAATCTAAAGAAACTTGGACTTATTCACAATAATACAGATACTAAGCTCTTAGCAGTAGCTATTAAGAGAAGTCAAGATATGCATATTCAACCAGCTCTAGGGACTCCGCTTTATAGAGCATTACTTGATAGAGTTGAAACCAATACTTGGACTCAAGACTATTTAGATCTTATGAATGAATATGTTATTCCTTGCTTAGTAGCATTTGTTGATTATAGAGCAGCTTTATTGGTAACTGAAAAGATAACTAATAAGACTACTGGTAGAGTACAGGATGAAAATATACAAGCTAATACTTTGGCTGAGGTTGATGAATTTAGAGACCAATTAAGGAAAGATGCATATTTCTACAAAGAAAGATTGATCGGTTACTTAATGGATGATCAAGCTACTAAGTATCCAGAATATTGTGATATGTGCTCTGATCATTGTAATGAATTTGTAAGGAAAGATAAGACAGGTTATAGTCCACTAAATTGGATCAGATGAAATTCTCAAAAAAACAAATTGATAAGCTTAAATTTTACCTAGAAAAAAATGGAAAGAACTCTCAACCAACTAATGAAAGAGTTGCAAATAATAGCAACAAAGCACAAACAGATAAGAGAATTCTTTCAAGGTGATTATATTGATGCTGTTTCTAGAGATGCTGCACAATATCCATTAATGGTTGTAACATTGCAACCTGGATCAATGACTACTCAAGCTGTTAATGTTAATATGATCATCACAATATGTGATAAATACAATATCCAAGAATATAGACAGATTGATGAGATACATTCTGATTGCTTAAGTATCTGCAATGACATAAGAATCACATTCCAACAATGGAGATTTGAGGACTTTATGGATATTAATGGAGATATAACAACACAACCATTCATTAATAGAGGACCAGATGTAACTGCTGGATGGACAATATCAGTGAATGCATCTATCTATGATAACAATGATTGGTGTTCTATACCTTATGATGATTATGACTTTCAGAACGATTAAGCATAATAAGTATGGAAAACATTTTTAAATTAGATTATAAGACATTTGGGAAAAGTCCATTCACTTATATTTTCTTTATTTTATTGACTATACTCATTATGATTGGTAGATATATTATTACATCAAAAGATACTGAGATTAAACAGCAACAGCAAAAGATTGATGATTGTGATGAGGAGAGAAAATCTGATAAAAAATTAATGCAAGATATACTATTCCAAAAAGAACTTAACAAAAAATTAGATGGAGAATAAAGTTTTATTGATTGCCACAATTGTGAGCTCTCTATTAGCAATTTTTACACCAATGCCAGTGCATCAATATCAAGATCATAAAAAAGATTTAATCACAATCAAAGCTGAAAAATATCTACATGATCTTGAGAAAGAAAACAATGTAAAAGTTGAACAACTTAAACATGATGTAGATAGCTTATTGACTGTAAAAAAGAAAGTTAAATACATTTATATTGTTAAAGATTCATTATGAGTTACACCTGGTTAAAAGAAGAGAAATCACCTAAGATATTAGTAGAAGCTATCAAGCATATAGGTACTAAGGAGATTGTAGGTAAACAACACAATAAAAAGATACTTGCATGGGCTGAAGCTATTGGTTTAAAATCAGTTTATACCAATGATGAGATTCCCTGGTGTGGACTTTTTATAGCTTATTGCTGCCATGCTCAAGGATTAGATGTTGTTAAACATCCTTTATGGGCATTGAACTGGAATAAGTTTGGAAATGTAGCTCAGGTTCCAATGCTTGGTGATGTATTAACATTCACAAGAAATGGAGGAGGACATGTTGGTATTTATATTGGAGAAGATACTACATGTTATCATGTACTAGGTGGAAATCAAAACAACCAGGTCAATGTGATGAGAATTGAGAAATCAAGATTAAGTCAAGCTAGAAGAACAGCTTGGAAAATAGCTCAACCATCTAATGTAAGAGTAGTAAAATTAGAAACAAAAGGAGAAATTAGTCAAAACGAAGCATAATGAAAACACCTAAGAAAAAAAAAGACATCAACATCAATATTGACACTAAGAATGTAGATATTAAAGTGACACGTAAAGATGGTGTTACAGACGTTAAAGTAGACACTCCCAAAGTAGACGTAGACTTTCATAAAGAAAGTGACTCTAAGAGCTTAAAAGTAGATACTGAGAAGGTAGACGTACAAGTTACCAATGGTGAAGTGAATGTAGATGTAAATGAGCAGTCAGGATTTGTAGGTAAGTTAATAAAATTCTTGCTTAGAAGAAAAAAATAGTTATATTTGTACGCATGTATATTGTTTGGTTACAATAACACACCCTCTTTGCCTCTTCACAATGCACACTAAGAGGGTTTTTTTATGCTATCAAATGTTAAAATATGTTAAAATGTTTGCATATATGAAAAGAGTTAATAACTTTGTTTCATAATTATTAACCAAAACAATAAATCATGGAAGGAAAAATCGTATACTTATTAGTGCTTTACAGCATAGTAGCAACAATCAAAATTTTAACCCTTAAATCAAAATAACATGCAAAATTTAATCAAACACATCATTGAACAAGAGAAACATTGCTGGGACATGTATCTATTTTCACTAAGCCAATTTGGTAAAGACTCAGAACCAGCAACAAGATGGAGATCATACTGGCATACATATTCAGACATGATTAAACAGTTCAACTTGACTGCTCCTACTAGGAGAAACCTTAGCACATTCAAGTACAAAAAGTACACAACTGTTAAAATTTGTGAACTATGATTTGCCCTGACTGCAATGGAGAAGGTACTATTGAGGTACACTTCTGCACATTTGGTAATGAAATTCACTACACAGAAGAAGAGTGTGGATGTAACAACGGAGAAATTAAAGAACATGAACTTAGCTGATATTGAGTCCTACTGGGCTAAGAGAGGCCACTTTAACATCCAACTATACATTAACTACTTAAGAGCTAAAAATGAAAACATACAGAGTCACAATGAGAGACAAGTCCTTCAAGATAGTGAAGGCATACGATCAACAACATGCCATTCTCCTAGTGGACAGATGGCCAGTATTAATCTTAAAAATTGAGGAGCTATGACACCAAAAGAGAAAGCAAAACAATTAGTAAGTAAATTTAACTTTGAACATACTGGAGACAGTTATACTATTTTTCAAAATGTTGATGAGTCAAAAAGATGTGCATTAATTGCAGTTGATGAAATAATTCAAGCAATGGACAATGTTATGTTACCTAATCCATTTAAGCAGTATTGGAACAAAGTTAAACAAGAAATACAAGAACTATGAAAGCAACACACAGAGTATGGTTAGAAGACACAGTAGAAGAGCTAGGTGGCTTTTGGTGGTATTGTTACCTTGATCACAATGGATGCCTTCAAGATGAGAAGTATCCTGATGACCTACCTGAGACTCCACAATGGTATATTAATAATGGTTATAAAGTAGAGGAGCTATGACACCTAATGAAATCATAAAACAAAGATTCCCTCATGAAAGGACTCAAGGTATTGCTGATGACTTAGGATTGACTTATTCTCAAGTAGCTAATAGAGCTTTCTCAATGGGCCTAAAGAAGACACTAGAGTTTAAAAGGTCAGACTCATCAGGTAGACAGAATTTAATTAATGGTGGTAAAAAGTTTAGATTTAAACCTGGACATACACCATTCAACAAAGGTAAAGAAATGCCTACAGAAGTTTATGAGAAAGTCAAAGCTACAATGTTTAAACCAGGTAACAGACCACATAACTGGAAACCTGACGGAACAATAGTAGAGAGAAAAGATGCTGATCAAAGTGGTAGAGTATATCTGTACTACAAGATAAGAGATAGCAAGTGGATTCTTTACCACAATAAAATATGGATTGATGCTAATGGACCAATTCCTAACAAGCACATAATAACTTTTAAGGATGGTAACACCAGGAACTGTCAACTTGAAAACTTACAATGCATAAGTATGAAGGACAATGTCTTAAGAAACAGCATCCAAAGATTCCCTCAAGACATACAACAAGTAATTAAATTAACAAGTAAATTAAATAAGAAAATAAATGGCAAGAAACAAAATCAGTGATCTACGTGACCACATGTTTGCAGCACTAGAAAGACTTAATGATGAGTCTTTAAGTAATGAACAGATAAAAGAAGAGGTAGATAAAGCAAAAGCTATCAGCTCCATTGGATCAGTTATAATCAACTCAGCTAAGTTAGAGGTAGACTTTATTAAGGCTACTGGAAGGATAGACTCAGACTCTGACATCTTTAAGAATATTGACCAAAAGAAACAAATATCATGATTGATAAAATAAAATACATGATTGAGTTATACAATCTGACAAGTAGTAGCAGGCAAAGAGACCTGGTGTACAAAAGAGACTATATCTTCTCTGAGCTGTTTAAGTTAAATTTTAACCTATGCGAAATAGGTAGAATGTTGAACAAGCACCATGCAAGTGTAATAAATGGACTTAAGATTAACAAGCAATTTCAAAATTGTGACAAGATTTATGATGACATTATTGCACCAATCAAAGACTATCTTTATCCTGGTGATGCACCAGTTGAGCTACCTAAGTACTCTATCTTTGAGGATGTTATCAATTGCAACAACACCACAGATTTAAGGATAATTAAGGAGAGAATAGCTAATGACCAGTACTTAGAGCGTGACAAGTGACAACTCTTCTTATGGGGGGTAGCTAGCTTTTTTAAAAAAACAAGGGGGACACCCCCAAAAAAAGTTGTCTAGTTGTCACGCTTTTGCTGTAACTCAATACCACTATAGCTTATAGGCGTGACAAGGAATTTTGAAGTTGTCCCATAGTTGCCACGTTTGTCACGCATTTGGATAATTAAAATTTATTATTACATTTGCAAAGGGGTTTTGGAGGCATCCATTTAAAAAGTTTTCTTGCTACTTTTCCCCTTCTTTTTTTTTAGCAAGAATAAAAGTAAGAATTATGAAAAAAATATCTGTATTCAAGTCATTGTTTAAGTCAAAAGAGACTCCATTCAATCTCAATCCAGCTGAGGTAGTTGCAAGAATAAGGTTAGGAACTCCAGAACTTATTGAAAAAATCAATCTAATTAGGTCAGTAGATAAGAAAGACCCAAGATATTCAGCATCAAAGAAAGAACTAAATGCAATAATGTTCAATGGTACTTTCTCTGAAAGGACTGCTAAAGGATTGATTGAGCACTCAGGACTTTGTGTATTAGACTTTGATGGTTATCCATCTACTGAGGTAATGGTAGCTGAAAGAGAAAGATTGATTAATGATCCCTATGTAGTGATAGTATTCACTTCTCCTGGTGGTAATGGACTAAAAGCTGTCATAAGAATACCTGAGTCAACTGCTGTAGAACATAAGAGAAGGTTTCTTGCTTACTCTGAATACTTTAAATCTGACTATTTTGACTCAAAGAATCAAGATGTTAGTAGAGTATGCTTTGAATCTTATGACCCTGAGGTGTATTTTAATGAGTTTTGTTTGGTGTTTGAAGGAATTACACAAGATAAAGGATTTGAATACATTGAGAAGCCTCCAGTGTGCATACTGCAAGATGAGAATAAGAAGCTAGAACTGATTGAAAAGTTTAAATTTAAGACTTCATTCTCAGATGGTAGTAGAAATTTCTTTATTTTTGAATTAGCATGCTGTCTTTGTGACTATGGTATCAATCAAGATGTGGCTGAGCAGTATCTGTACAATAAATACACTACAAATGAAGACTTTACTCACTCTGAAATGCTATCAGCTATCAAGTCAGCTTATAAAAAGAGCAACTTTAACAGCAAGTACTTTGAGGATAGATTGACTATTGACAGAATTAAGCTAAAAGTTAAGAATGGAGTAGATGATGAGCAAATAAAGAAGGATCACAACATAACTACAGATGTTCTAATTGACATTAAAGAGGATAGTGGTAGTGATGACATCTTTTGGACTGTATCTAAAAAAGAGATAGTAACAATTGAACCTTTAAAATACAGTAATTTTTTAGTAAAAAATGGATTTAACAAGTTTTATCCTGAGAATGCTGAGAAACCTACATTTGTAAGAGTCATTGAGAATAAAGTTAGGCTGTCTTCTGTAGATCAAATAAAAGACTTTGTGCTTACCTATCTAATTAAGAAGGGACAAATAAATATTTGGAATCATTGCTCTAGGTCACCTTATTTATTCTCTGAGAATCATCTTAACATGATTGACTCAGTTAGTCTTAAGATGTTGCAGGATGGTCATGACTTCTCATACCTACCATTTCTTAATGGTGTTGTTAAAGTTACTAAGGATGAGTCTAAGATGTTAAGCTACATTGATGTTGATGGCTATATTTGGGAGAATCAAATAATAAATAGAGAATTTCACCTAGTCAATGACTTTGCTAATGACTTCTTAGACTTAGTGCAAAAAGTATCTAATAATGAGACTAAGAGAATAGCTGCACTACAATCAACACTAGGTTATTTAATTCATGGCTATAAGGATAGAACAAATCAAAAGGCAATTATCTTTAATGACCAAGAAATTGATGAGAATCCCAATGGAGGTAGTGGTAAGTCTTTAATGTTGACAGCTCTTAATCACATTAGAAAGACAGTCAAAATAGATGGTAAGCTCTACAATCCTACTAAGTCAGATTTTTTATATCAAAGAGTCAACTTAGATACTCAGATTCTTGCATTTGATGATGTAGTTAAAAATTTTAATTTTGAGCAATTATTTATGATAGTATCTGAAGGAATAACTGTCAATCGCAAAAATAAAGATGAGGTGTTTATTCCATTCGAGAGATCACCTAAGATAGTCATAACTACTAACTATGTTATTCAGGGTGCTGGAGGCAGTCATGATCGTAGAAGACATGAAATTGAGTTCTTTCAGTATTTTAACTCTACAAATTCTCCTCTTAAGCATTATGGCAAGCTATTGTTTGACCAATGGAGCACAGATGACTGGCTAAGATTTGACAATTACATGATTAAAAATTTACAGCTATACTTAAGAGAAGGATTGACTAAGTCAATAGGAATCAATGCCGATGCAAAAAGGTTTATTCAAGCTACTAGCAAGGACTTCTATGACTTCATTAGTGAGAATGAACTTGTTAAAGATGTCATGTACTATAACAGCGAATTATTAAGCTCATTTGAGGTAGATTATAATTATAAAGACATGACTCCTCAACGTTTCTCTAAATGGCTACTTGAGTATGCTAAGCATAAAGGCTATAAAATAACAAAAGATAAAAATCACAAAGGCAGATACATAATTTTTTCAGAACTATGATAATAAATTACAATCAACAAGAACAATGGAGGTCTGAGAGACTTCAAAATGTTAAAAACAAAATAGTAAGCTATTGCTTTGATGAAGAAATCTTTAGCATAACTGACCATAAAGGTACACTAGAGGTAGAATGGATGACTCCCAATCCACATAAAGGATTTATAAATTTACTTAAAGAATTTTGGGAGCTTGAAAATGAGCACTTAGTTGAAAACTACTACAAATCGAAAGCAATATGACCAAAGAAAACAAAGCTAAACTCAAAGCATTAGAGCTTGAGATGATGATGGCTAAGTCCTCAATGAATCCAAAGTACTTAGCACTAACAGAATGGTCTGATAACTCAGCTAACAGCCTGACTAAGTCAATAATATTCTACATCAATGCTACTGGCAATCAAGCTGAGAGGATAGGTAATCAAGGCCAGTATAGAGAAGGTAACAAGATACAAGTAGGAACTGGTGAGATAGCTTACACTAAGCAGTTACCTGGTAAGTGGACACCAGGACAAGGAACTAAGGGCACAGCTGACATCTCAGCTACTATCAATGGCAAGTCAGTCAAAATAGAAGTAAAGTATGGTAAAGATAAACAGTCAGATGCACAGAAACAATATCAAGAAAAAATAGAGAGTGCAAAAGGGATCTACTACATTGCTAGAGACTTTGACACATTTGTTGAATGGTATAATACTTTGATATGCTGAAAATAGGAGATAAAATAAAAGACACAGAAGATGGTGACTGCTACTTTGTAGGTGACGTAGTGAAGCTCAATACATTTGGTGGAGTTGAATACTACAAAGTAACTCAAGTCATTTGGAATGGTGAAGACTATACAGATGATGATTACATTGGTCAGATAATTGAGCCTAAATGGTGGTACATTCAATTATTTTTATTCTAAATAGTTGCACAACTAAATAAAATTATTACATTTGTAAACAATTAAATATATATACATGCAAACAGAACCAAACAAAGTGCCATTGTGGACTAAGATTCACAAGGCAAAAATGAGCATTGGTAAGGTTGTTAAGAACAGCACCAATCCTCACTTTAAAAAGAGCTATGCTGATATTAACGCATTGCTAGAAACAGTTGAGCCAATCCTTCACGAGAATGGACTGCTCCTATTACAACCTATCCATGATAAGATTCTGACTACTCAGATAATTGACATTGAGTCAGGTGAAATGATTGAAAGCTGGTTAACACTACCTGACAACATTGATCCACAAAAAATGATTAGTGCAACGACCTACTATCGTAGAGCAACTTTACAATCACTTTTGAGCCTTCAAGCTGTAGATGATGATGGTAACTCAGTCGCATCAGCAACTAAGCCAACGCTAACAGATGACAGATTCAAGGAAGCTCTTAAATCTATTGAGTCAGGAAAGTACACAGCAGAGAAATTAAAATCAGATTTTTTATTAACCAAACAACAATTACAAGCACTATGAAATGGCATCCATCATCACTAGGTAAACTTATGACTGAGTCACGCACAAAGTCAGAAGTATTAAGTCAGACTACTAAGTCTTATATCGCATCTAAGGCAAAAGAAGATTTCTATGGCTACAATTCATTTGTATCTACCAAAGCAATGCAGAAAGGCACTGACTGGGAGCACGAGTCTATAGAGTTAGTTAATCAGATTAGAGACTCATTCTACATTAAGAATGAAGAAACTTTTCAGAATGACTGCCTAATTGGTACACCTGATATCATCTTAGAGAATTCAATTATTGACATTAAGACTTCATGGTCACTTGAGACTTTCCCAGCTATAGCAGCAGAAGGAATAAATAAAGACTATGAGTGGCAACTAAGAGGCTACATGATGCTTTGTGATAAGCAATCAGCTGAGCTAATCTACTGCATGATTGATACAGATGACTTTCTACTTTCAGACTGGGATAATAAAACTATCCACAAAGTATCTCACATTGACCCTAGAAAGAGAATAACAGTGCTAAGGTATGAACGTAACATTTCAACAGAAGAAGCCATTAGAGAGCGTCTTTTGGCTTGTACTGAGTACTACAATGAATATTTTGTACAATTAAACTGTAAATAATGGAAAGTAAATACTTTATAATCTATGCTGGTATATCTCAGTGGGAACTTGCTAGAGATATCGGTGATGGATTATCAGAACAGAATCATAGATGGTGTATTAGCTTTGTTACAATAGACTTTGAATTAAAAGTTAAGAGAGTAACTCAAGAAGAATTTAATGAATTTAACAATTTAAAAAGAAATAAGATGACAGCAGTAGAATGGTTAGTTAAAGAATTAAACCTTGAAGGCTATGATTATACAGTTGAACAAGCCAAAAAAATAGAAAAAGAGCAGATAATGAATGCACATTATGAAGGTAGTGAAAATTACAAAAGACAATACTACAACGAAACCTTTAAAACAGAAAAAAATGATACAATTAAATAAGACATACAGAAACGACACTAGAGAGCAGTTAGTGGTCCCTACTAAAGCAACAAAGAGCATGGTGATTTATCAAGTAACTCAAGCAAGCTCAGATAATAAAATAAATGAATTCAAGTGCACAACTGCAAGATTTTTAAACCTATATAAATTAACAAAATGACAGAAAAAGAATTTTATCAACATGCAATGCTTGCTGCAATGCAAGGCTTGTTATCAGCAATCGGAAATGGCTATGAAGCTGAGTACGTACATCCTCATTCAACTATAGCATCAATGGCTGATGAGTATGCAAAAGCTCTAACAATAAGAGCAGAGATTGAAGTACAGAAAATGAGACTTGAAAACTCATTCCCTGAGAAAGTAGTATAGGTACCTGAGAGATACCACCCCCTCCGAGTAGAATCGGCAACTATTCCGAGGGGTTTATTAAGTAACAAATAAACAAATAATATGAATGAAGATTTTAAAAAGTCAGTAGACTTATGGATTGAAGGACAAGAGTTTTTAATTGAAGAGCTACATTTAAGAAAAAAATTTATAATTGAAAATATGGAGATAGGAAAAAAACTTCTAAAGAGTGTAAATAAATCTATCAAGCATGAAGAGAAACAATTAAGTAATTATATCAAAAACAAATAATATGAATCAATTTAAATTAGAAGGAGCAATCATTAACAAATTGCCCGCAAAGCAAGTATCTGAAACGTTCAGAATACAAGAATTTATCCTCAAGGTAGGAGATAATAAATATCCGCAAGAAGTAAAATTCCAATTAGTGAATGATAAGATATATCTACTAGATTTTATCCAGGTGAATGATACAGTAGAGCTTGTGTTTGAATTAAGAGGTAAAGCATACAAAGAAACTCATTACAATACATTGAATGTACTTGAGGTAAAATCTAAGCTATTCTAATGGAAAGAATAAAAATGTTCGGAATTTGGGCATTGATATGCTTAATCTGGGTAATATTTGTAAGTGTTTTTTTATATGGTGTTAACATGATGTTTGGTAGCATGGGAATTATAATAGTATTTTTATTAGCTTTTATCTACTACATTTATAATCTTTACAAAATATGGTAAGAACAATCACAATCTATCTTAGAGACTTTGACCATAATCTTAAGAAATGGATGCAAGAAGAGACGGTTTATAAAATCAATAACAGATATAAACAAACTCATGTAGCTGAAGATATTGGTGTAACTAATGCTCAAATGTCTAGATTTCTTAATAATAATAAAGTCTCTGAAGATTTCTATATCAAATGGTTTAATTGGTATGGTAAAAATCAATAATTTTACATGTGCATTTCTGGAAAACTGAAGCTTATATCATCGCAAACAAGATTACTGGAGGAAATCCAATATCAAGAGACCTGGTTAGTCACGTCTATCTATTGGTCTGTGAACTCAATATCAAACAAGAGGATCTTCCAAGAGTGTTTGCTAGATATGCTTACAACCAATATAAGTGGAGAGATTCAACATTTAATAAACAATACAAACTGCACGAAGAGCTTCTAGATATCAATATTCAATCAGAAGATGAATATCATGTCACAGAAGCTCAGCAGTTATTAGATACATATTTACATGAATCTCCTACAGATGATCAGAAACTTTTCACTAAAGAAATTACTAAGATGCATCTAATGGGTATGACCTATAGAGAAATAAGAACACTGACAGGTATCAGTTTAGATACCATACATTTAGCAATTAAACAATTCAAATATGATTTATCTGATTATAATAACAATGCCAATAGGATTAGCGAGAGCATTCCTGAGCTTCAATCTCCTTGATTTTAAACCATTCAATTGTCAGAGTTGTTTGTCATTCTGGATAGCATTAGTTACTTCAGCAATAATTGAATGGCATCTTATTGGCTTGGCATTTATTACTTATTTATTATCTGATTTAATTTTACTTTATGAATCTAAGTGAAGAACTATTAGCACAAGCTGAAAGATTTAAAAAAACAAAAAGCTTCCATTTAAGCAATCCTTTAAAAAAAGAATTAGCAACCTGGCATGAAACAAATGGTCATGGAAAACTTAAGACATGCTGTAACTCTTACATAAGAAATGCTATGGGAAGATTGGTAAATTCTTTAAATAAAGAAGAACAATTAACTCCAAGAATTCACTTTATAGGAATTAAACAATGATAGTAACTGCTCCAATACCTGTTTTTGGTAGATTTCCTTTGCTTAGGTTAACTATCTCAAGACTTATTAAACAAGGTGTGACTCCTATTATTTTAGGTCATGAGAATGAAGCAAAAGAAATTGCAAAAGAATTTGATTGTGAATTCATATCCATTGATAATGATCCATTAGGTAATAAATGGAACACAGGATTCCAAGCTTCAAAGAATTATAATCCTGATGCTGTAATCTTCATGGGATCATCTGACTGGTGCAGTGACCAATACATTGAAAGATGCAAAGAGCATAGTAAAGATTTTGGAATGATTGGAATGCTTGGATCTCACTTTGCTGATGTATCTGATTCAATAAGATTAGTACACTGGAAAGGATACAAGGACAACATGAGAAAGAATGAGCCTATTGGTATTGGTAGATTTCTAAATAGAGAATTCCTTGAGAAAATTAACTATACTCCATTTGATCAAAGACTTAATTCTGGTCTTGATTGGTCCATGTGGCTGAAGGCAGTAAAAACTAAACAAGAAATTGGAATACTAGAATGTGATAAATCAGTGCAACTACTTTCAATCTCAACAAACAAATGGAACAACAAGCATAAATTTAAAGATCATTGGGATGGAATACTTAGGTCTGAAAGATGTTCACCTGGTATACTTGAGAAAGATTTTACAGAACTTAAAAAATTACTATATTAGCAATTTATATCATAACTTTATCAACTATGAAAGAATGTCCACGCTGTTTATTTGATGAGTCAATAACAGTTATAACAGAAAAACAATGCGAGTACTGTGACCTACATGATGAACTTGAACTACAAGCTAATCCTCATGAGCTTAAACATATCATCAAAGAGATAAGAACTAAAGGTAAAAATAAGACCTATGACTGCATTATGGGAATATCTGGAGGGATTGACTCCTCTACTCTTCTGTATACAGCTGTAAGATACTGGAACTTAAATCCATTAGTAATACATTTTGATAATCATTGGAATGCACCAGAAGCTATCCATAACATGAAGCAGTTAATACTTAAACTGAATGTAGACTCTATTAATTTCACAGTGAACAAAGCTGAGTATGATAGACTTAATGACGCATTCTTAAGTGCTGGTGTACCTGATGCTGATATTCCAAATGACATAGCAATGACTAAGCTAATGTATGACACAGCCTACAAATATGGCATAAAGTATATTCTCAATGGTCATGACTTCAGAACTGAAGGATCAACCCCAAAAGGATGGACCTATATGGATGCTAAATATATTCAGTCAGTTTATAATAAGTATACTGGACTGAAGTTACATAATTATCCATTATTCACTTTTAAGGACCAATTATTCTATGCCTTGATAGGTATCAAGAATGTCAGACCATTTCATTATGGATTTGATAGAGATACAATGGAGGCTGAAATGAAAAGACTAATCAACTGGCAAGATTATGGTGGAAAAC